TCCACGATCCATTCCGATGGTGCATAAACGTGAGTCCAATCGGTAATGAGTTGTCGTATTTGAGCAGGTGTCGGACGCGTGATTTTGATTGCGTCAACAATATAACGCTTATGAGAAATCCTATCAATCGCATAACATACTGCCGCTGTGTCTCCGACCATTGCTGGGTCCAGTCCACAAACAAAAGAGAAACCGTTGAGGTCTTTGGGATGACCTGGACTGCTAGGCACCAATCGACCTGCTTTTCGCATTCCATCGATTGAACCTTTCACACAGACTGGATCAAAGATAGCATCATCGGATATATCCTGCTGCTGGTAAACCATAGCCCAAGTAGAGGCATCCATAGCTTGACGCTCGTTGTATAGGTTACGCCCATTCCATCTTGGATACAAGCCTTCATCTGTCTTGTCAGATTCTTCTTGTCCATCAAATGGAGCATCTGAGTAAGGCCACAGGGTAACCCACTTATCAGGGTCCTCATTTGTCTCAAGCATTGCTGGCATAGCCAGATAGGTCCAGGGGACCAAGCCACCTGGGTATCTATCGGGGTTGCGTAATTCTTTATAGAGGTCAACGGCTGCCACGCGGGTACCGATAACGATTAGCTTACCTGTCGGGTTTAGACGGGAGCGTACATCTTGGGTAAGCCACTTGATTTGTCTTTCAAAGTCGTTGGCATTTGACAAAGTAACTGCGTCATCTATGATAATCATATCTGCACGCTTACCGTAAATCTGACCACCAATACCTACAGCTTCTAGGTTTGGGTCCTTCTCAGATGACTCACGGAGTTCATCGCCGAAGGTGACACGGGTAGCCTGCCAAGAGGCAGTTTTGGATTTGAACCCAACCCCAGCGGCATATGCCTGCTGTAGTTCTTCGTACATTGGATGCGTCAGTCGCTGCTTGATAGCATAAAGGAAGTCTGCGGCTAGACGCTGGGTTTGGGAAACTATGAGAACTCTAAAGTTCGGGTTATTGACAATCTTCCAGGTTACATAGTCTACGGTGACGGTAATAGACTTTGCGTGGTTTGGCGGGATGTTGATAAGGATACGGTTATTAGCCATACCCTTCTCGTACTTCATAGAAGGGTGAAGCCAGGAAGGTTCGTTACCTTCAATCACATCTATCAGATTTTGCTGATGTGGAAAGGTTTGGGACTTTAGAAACTTGCTTCGGAAATCTGCGAAGGATAGGTTGTCTAGGGTCTGCTCTATAAAGGAAGCACCACGTAGGCCTAGCCTAGTTCTGTCTACCTTGTCTTTCCATACAGGGTCTGTACGGCGGTAGTACTCATAAGATTTTATAGATCGACCAGCGGAGGCTACTGCCTGTTCTACAGTCATACCCTCTGCGATAGCAGATAGGATAACTCGCTTCGCAATCTCTGCGGTATTCTCCGCCATTTTGTCCTAACGGTCTGTGGGCAGAATACACCCAACTAAAAGTGGTGCCTTGCACCAAACTACCGTTTGCTGCCAGGCCCCCTTTGGGGGCGCTTACCGCCACTTCCCTAACGGGCGTAGCGTAAGCGTAGCTACAGCAGGTAGACTCACGCCAACCTGTCTACCTGTCTATACTGTATTAGGCAGGAAAAAAAAGCGGTTTCCCGCTTTTGTTCCAAAAATCTTTTATTTGTGACGAAGGTCACTAATAAATACGGACAAACTGGTACAGATCACGAGGATAGCTTCACTTTAGTGGAGATATTTGAGTGGGGTCTATACAGGGAGAGAGCCCAGCGTAATAAATCTGGGGTCTATCCTCTGTGGTCTCCTGAGTTTTTTGCCCTGCCTATCGGCAAGGGCAGGGAATTGGGGAAGGTGATGGGGGCGATAGCACCCTCGGCACTATTCTCGCGCCCCCTCAGATTTATATTTTTCCCCTGACCTGTAAATAAATACCGGAACCGATAACCGCGCCAATGATTACGCGCCAGCTCACAGACAGATCTCAGGAAACTCACAACTCTCAAGTAATCATTGAAGCTGGTGGCTATGTCTGGTTATGCTTGGTTTATCCACAGGCAAGCACAGATCTGTGGATAACTCCGTTATCAAATCGTTATGAGCTTTTTTCTGCTTTGGTGTTGATAGATAGACTAGCCTCGTGTATCTTTTGAATATGAACAAAACAAAGGTAATAAACGGCTCAATAGTTGAGTTGTGCCACGTTGATGATTATGGCCTTTCCTCAGATGACGGCGGTAAGTGGCTTCTAATCTGTGTTGCTCACGGCTCAATAGTTCAAGACACCAACAAAGCCCGCCTTTGGCAAAATGCCAATGATGTGGCTAATTGGTGCGAAACCCATAACAACTAACAAAGGATAGAAAAATGGAAAAATACTACGCTCTAGTTGATGTCAATGATGAGGGTGATAAAGTGATTTGGACTCTTACCCTCAGCCAACTAAATGACATTTTGAAACTAATGAGAGAAAAAGGAAATGAGGAATTGGCAGATTTAGGTCTATTCATTGGGCGTTCCGTCCGCGCTAATAGCGTAAAGGCGGTCAAGTAATGAACACCTGCCAACTATGCGGAAATCAGACCGCAGGAGAAATGTTCGATGTTTTGCCTTGGGGCGCAACCTGCGCCCCTTGTGTTGATGAAATCAAGGAGGCTAGAAAATGAACACCTACGAAATCGTAAAGACCGAGGGCGAATGGGCGCTCGCACAGTTAGGGCAGACAAGCGTAAATGACCGAGAAAACTATAACTATTACCAAGGCAGACTAGACGCTGTGTCTGCGATACTCTCCCAACTATCAAAAGAGGGGGCAAGCAAGTGACCGCAGAAGCTAGAGAAAAGATCTTTTTGGCTATGGTGGAGGATTTTGGCGAGGTAATCGCCCGCCACCTGCCCGCCTTTGATAACAATATCAAGGAAGAAACTTGGAAACTGCTAGAGGTATTCACGGAGGAGGTCATTGAACAATTAGCCGTCTAGTGCTTGCCTTTCCTGTTAGACTATCGTAGTCTAGCGGGGAGGGGAGGAACTAGCCTCCACAACAAAGCAAAGGGGCAAGAAATGACAACTATCAACGGCCGGTGCTTATGGAACGAACACTCGCTCTGTGATTACAAGCCTTGCGATTGCCCCTGCCATAACAAAGAAAAGGATAAGACAATGGAAACAAAACAAGAAACCTGCGCTCAGCGCATTGACGAGATGATGAAGTCGAGGGAGGAGGAGATCAAAGCCCTAACCTCTGACCCTGAGGCGGATTGGGGTAATGACCCTGCTTTATCTATTGACCGCAGGGAAATCATCAGCATTTGCCTATCTTGGGGAGGGCCGTCAGATTATATTGAGGTTCATCTTGCGGGCAAAGAGGTGGAGAAAGTTCTTTACCGCTTCTCCGATTGGTTTGATACCGCTACTGTGGAAGTTCCGGAGGACTCTCCGCTTTATGATTACGCAATTTTCCACCTTGAAAACTTGGAGGCATAAATGGATAAGTGTCGGTTTTGTGGGTTGCGTGGGCTTGTGTTATCTACGGCCTGTGCTGACTATTCCTGCGAGCATTGTGGAGAGTGGCAAGGGGCTATCTTGAATAGTGCTTGGCTAATTGTTGGATATGAGGAAACAACCTGTGATGAGTGCGGAGAGGCGCACGACATTGACAATGAGGTAATGACTATCAAGGAGGAGGGCGCAAGTGCTTGAGATTTCTACGAGCTGGAAAGACGGGGCGTTGTCCTCGCTGGTTTATCTCGCCGTGATTATCGGCGTGCTGTGGATACTAAGCAAAATCAAAGTGAAAGGGGAAGGTAATGAACAAGTGCGCTAAATGTGAAATAAAGTTTATCGGCTGGGGCTGGGTAATTTTTGACAAGAATACGCAAAACTCAACAGGAGTAAAATACTGCTCTGAGGAGTGCGGAAAGGTGGCTCTAAATGCCTAAGACTATTGCCTACTACTGGGATGATGAGATGATGTGCCTCCAATGCTGGAACGGCTTTGTGGGATCAAAAATAGATAGCGAGGACTTACCGGACGGCTTTACCTGTGACGGATGTGGGGAGAAAGTCAATGCCTAAGTGCGGAGTATGCGACCAACACTACGGCGAAATGCTGGTAAAGCACGGCGAAGTCTGTGAGGATGACAGAGTGGGGGAGAGAGTGACCTACTCACCGGAGATAGATGACCTAATCAAAATGGAGGAGGAAGGTAATGAGTAAGACAAATGTAATCGAGTGTGACTGTGTAGATGTGTGCGGTTGGACTAAAGACCACACACTAGAGAAGCAGGGCGAGTGGTGGGTCTGCTCTAACTGCGGGACAGAACTGTGGGATAAGGATGAGAAGGAACAGCTAATCTCCTTTGACTGCTCTATACACGGAGAACAGGACTGGATGAGATAATGAATAAAGAATACTATCAAGCGAAGGCAGACCTCTGCCAAAGACTAGCTATCAAGCAAATGGTAGAGGGAGAACACAAGGAGGCGGGGTCTAACTTGATCCGTATGGTCAATGCCCTTAGCCAAATCGAATATCTAAAACACAAGGAGGAGAAGGACAATGCGTGAGTATCAGATAGACAAGGTGGAAAGTTATTACATAAAGGCTAACTCAGTAGAGGAAGCGAAGGCTATCGTGGCAGAGTTAGATAACAGCTCTGCTCATAACGTCAGTTATGAAGCAGTATGGGCAGGGGCAGAGGAGGAGAAAGCTAGTGCCTAGATACCAGATAATTGAAGGGCAATACAACTATGAAGTGGAAGCAGACAACTATACAGACGCGCTACAAATGATAGCGGAGTGGGATAAGGAGGAGTTATGAAGCTGGTCAATTTCTATGAGGTAATGGACAGGAAGGGTGACGTTGCTTGGGGTGGGGCTAGTGTCACCGAAGCGGTGGAGTGGTTCCGGCGTGGGCTAGACAACTCTATATTCGTGAGCGTGTGGAACGAGGAGGACATTGAGGAACCTATCCTAGTCACCGACAAGATAGAGGTCACCACCCTAGTGCTGGCTACCATTACGAGTGAGAGGGCGAGAGCGTGATAATTCTAGGAGTGATAGCCGTCACCATAATTGCCTACCTGCTAATAGTATGGGAGGATAACCTCAATGAACGACATAAATAGACGTAGGGAGTCAGCCGAAAGGCGAGCTGTAAGAATAAGAAACTATCAGAGGGCAAGGGGTAGGGCGTTAGTGCGTCTTGCTCAGCAGTATCCCGACCAATACAAGGACTTACTTGAGCAGGAGAGGTTAGCTGATGAAGCGCAGGACAAAACTTGGCTTGATATTACTGGCAGGACTCGTTCTAGTATGGGCGAGCCAGCCTCACACCCAGCAGGTAAAGCTACCCAAAGACCTGGTGGTAGTGGGGAAAAAAGCAACGTGGGAGGAGAAGAGTGAGAACAAGGAGACCGCGAAGCAATACGCTTGGGTTGCGTTTGGTTGGAGAGGGAGAGAGTGGTTCTGCCTCCACGATTTATGGACCCGTGAGAGCAGGTTTGACCACCTCGCCAGCAACCAACAAGGAAGTTCAGCTTTCGGAATTGCTCAACTCCTTGGAGAAAAGAGTCGAGATCCTAGAGTCCAAATACTTAGAGGTCTTAGATACATTTCTGAACGTCACGGCACGCCTTGCCGCGCTCTCGCTTACCACAATAAACGAAATCATTATTGAGGAGGAAGACAAGTGCTAACAGGAGTATCCCTATTCGCAGGTGTCGGTGGCTTTGACTTGGCTATGGAACGCAACGGGGTCAAGGTTGTAGCCACAGTAGAGATAGACAAGAAGTGTAATGAGGTGCTGGCTAAGCACTTTCCAACAGCTAAACAATTTACAGATGTTCAACAGGTGACAGGAAAGGATTTATTAGATGCTGGATTTGACCCAACAAGAGGAATTATTACAGGAGGATTTCCCTGCCAAGACCTCAGCGTCGCTGGCAAACGTGCTGGTTTGGCTGGCGAAAGAAGCGGGTTATTCTGGGAAATTGCTAGACTTGTGGAAGAAACGCAAACAGAGTGGTTCATCCTCGAAAATGTCCCTGGTTTATTATCCTCTAACGGAGGGAAGGACTTTGGAATTGTTCTCGGGGAGATGGCCAAACTCGGGTATAGTGTCGGATGGCGTGTCCTTGATGCTCAATACTTCGGAGTACCCCAGAGAAGGCGCAGAGTCTTCATCGTTGGCAGCCGTTCTGGAGACGCAGAACGTATCGGAAAAGTATTATTTGAGCGCAACAGCGTGCGAAGGAATACTAATGCGATCAACCAGGCACAACAGGTCTTTGCCTGATGAGTTACACAATGCGCTGGTACAACAAATCTCGCAGAGCTCAAAGTGAAACTGACTATGAGACTTGGGTGGAGGGTGATGTTGTGCCTACTCTAAACTCTTTTGACAATGGAGATGTTAGGGCTACGAGTTTGGTTCTAATGCGTATGCGTGAGGGCAAACCAGGTGGAGGTAAAGGGCCACTATTGTCAGAGGACAAGAGTCTTACTATTGCCACCGCTAATGACCAAACTTTATTTACTGGAACTGTGGTGCGTAGGCTTACACCTGTTGAGTGTGAAAGACTACAAGGTTTCCCTGATAACTGGACCGAAGGTCAGTCAGACTCTACAAGATATAAACAAATGGGCAATGCTGTAGCCGTGCCTGTTGTTGATTGGCTTATCGCTGGTATTGTTGATGAAGCAATGATAGACTAATAGAATTACTGAGATTTTCTTATCCTTTATCTCAGTAATAGATAACCCCGCAGACCGAGAGTGCTAACTGCGGGGTTATTTTATTTCTTATGGTCAGTTGAATAGAACCCTGATCCTCTGAAAGAAACAGGGGGAGAGGACCAGAGTCTATTCATTATTTCGCCGCAGTCAGAACAGAGGGGGGCACTGGCTTCGGCGTGGATTGAACGCTCAACCGAGGAGGTCGTTGAGCAGTTCTGACATTTGTATTCGTATATCACTGATAAGGTGACTCTCCACCTAGATTATTTTGTAATTTGCGTAAAGCATTTTGACAACGCCTATCGGCGGTAGAGGTGGCGCACTCTAGATAAACTGCCAGCTCTTGAAGGGTATTGTTCTCGTGGTATCTCTTGATGAGAATATCTTTATCAACCACATCTAGTTTGAGGTAAGCCTTCTTGATGTCGATAAGTGTGGCGAGGAGGTTGCCACCTTCAGCGGGAGCTGACTGCTTCTTAGGCTGACCATCATTGATTAGGTTCTGTGCCTGTTCTAGCACGGTGTTATCTATAACCGAGGCGATCACGTGAGGCAGTAGTTGAGCGATAACGAAGGTGTCGTAGAAGGCTTCATCTCCAGGCTTATATCCACTACGAACCGCCTTCTCTTTACGAGCATAGCGTTCAGCGTGACGCTTCATCTGCCAAGCAATACGCTTCTCGTTGATAGTTCTTTGTAGTGCATTCTCCTCTGACAGCAGGCCATCAAGGTGGGTAACGCGGGTGAGATACCAGGAGTAGCACTCCTGTACCACATCATCTCTATCAACGTAGCCCCGATACCTACGGGCAATAGTGTTGGCTACGCTAGGAGCTATGTCGTATATCGCTGGGTGAATGTTATTCACGTTTGTTATCTTTCTTATCCGTGTAGCGCGAGTTCTTTATTCTTTTTTCTGGCAACTGTCGCTTTCTGTATTCGCATAACTGCAACCGTCTGAGCCTGTCTGCAATCATCACAGGTAACCTCACCTAATCTAAGGTGTTTGTTATAGCCAGCTCTTGTGCCACACTGCGCCACCTTGCGTGGGTTTGATGGTGGTCTTGGTATAACTACTCGCTGTGCTCTCTCTGCCTTCTCGCAGGCAAGGCACTGATAAGTCTTACTGCAAAAGCAATCCTTCTTAGTCATTGTAATTCTTTCTCAATAGCCTGAATAGTTGGGCAGGGATAGGTTTCAGGGTATAACTCCTCACCACAAACGCTACAAAAAGAACCACTTGGCTTGTGTAATTCAACTACCGCACGAAGGGCAGGCTCAAATTTCCAATCATCTTCCCAAACTTTACGTTCATCCATCAATTTCAATAATTCTTCGTGTGTCATTCTGGTAACTCAGGCCACTTCTTATCGAGCACAAGGATAGCGATAGCGGAATAGTTCAATAGATCTATGAACGAGTCACGTAAGGATTCGTTGGAGGGATTGACTTGACTATCGAGGAGGTTATTGATGCGAGCCACTTTGTCCCACATCCGCACTCTAAGTCCGTTGAGTGCTCCACCTGGACTGTGAGCGATGTTCTTCGGGCCATAATCGTGATGCTTGCGGATGAGCAGATTGCCTGCTCCATCGAGGACTCCCCAAATGTCATTGATGAACTCACTATCAGCTATTTTCTTGCGGGCATCGGCTGGCAAGTTATCGTACCATTCTTGAAATCTATCGAGACTATTGTCATCCCCATATCCATCAATAATCTGGCTGCCTCTTGCAACTCTCTCTTGCTCACTCACTTCGCTCCTCCTACTAGGTTGGCTGTTGATTCTTTTCCGTGTGCCAGATAATAGTCTGTGATGTCCATACCTGGTGGTAATTGTATAATCTGTGAGTTGGCTACCTCACCTGCGACACGCCTTGAGAACTCTGCCCCAGGGTTAGTGCCATC